CCTCAGTGTGCCTTGCCTCAACCCTTGTTATAATCCACTTGAAGCCGCCGAGAAGTGCGCCACCTACCGCAAAAGCGAGACCGAGAATGGTTAAAACATCTTTAAGGTCGATCATTAATTACGCTGTCCATTTCTGTGCGGTTCATTTTACTGCATGTATTCTCGGCATTATAGCGCGCATCTGGCGATGGTTCGACCCTGACGCTTAGTCCTGAGCCTTCCTGATAGCGTCCACTAGCCCGTTGTGCCGTGGCGCGCAGTTGTGATAGATAGATTGCGTTTCGCGCAACACCAAGGCCGCCGTGTCTGCATTGCCGTCAGTCAGCGTCGGCAGCTCTTCCGGACACTTGACCATCAACGACTCCTGAAACGTCGGCATTTGCCCCTTTCGCCCCAAGGTTAAGCAGCCGGACAAGCTCAGGGCCAAAACACTCACGATCACGATATTCAACTTTGCTCGTCTCACGGATAACACCTCGATCAATGACGCGCTCTTTAACGGCTGTTTCGGCCAGCTGGCTTTCCACGTTTTTGGCAATACCCGCGATTGCCTGCTCATTGCTTTCAGTGACAGCGGCAACAGCCCTCTCAATACCAAGCGTCACGCTGTCTTCATACCATGCGCGGGATTGCCAGCCTGCGGCAACAAGGGCAACAGCGCCCCCGGCAATCAGTACCAGCTTAATCTTCGGAGTTATCACGGGACAGCCTCCACTTAATCAACCCAACAGCCCCCGGCGGCAATCCCAGCAACCCGAGATAAGCACTCGCAGCCGGAGCCGTGATAGCGCTTACGTCGCCGAATATTTGCGCCGTGCCGTAACCGAGCAGCACCATGTAATAGAGGGCTATGGAGCTGGTCAGGGCGTAGTGGTTGTAAAGCCAACGTATCATGTCATCTGTCCAGTGTTTGCGCGGGCACCTTGTAGGTTGTGGCCACGTAGTCGATGCCAGTGTTGGTTTAGTGAATTTTGATTAGATTAAATACCTGCCGCCGATAACCGCTCCTCAATTTTTGACAGTTGTTTCTGCTGTCGCTGGATTATCTCACCCTGAATGCCTATAAATTCTTGGTAGCCGATAGAGTAAACGTCCATCCCACCACTGATCGAATGATGCTGCAACCCGGCAAAATCCACCCCATGTCGATGCATTGCGTCTTCAACCTGCTGGGCAATCGCCCCGATGTGAAAGCGGGTCCGCGTCTTGCTTCCGTCCTTTTCGCCCCAGTCGTAGTCCTCGCGGTAGTCCATTCGGAATTGACGCCATTCAATGTCCATGAAGAAGGCAATCTGTTCGTCGGTCAGCGGCTTAATGTCGGTCTTGTCTCGCTTATCCGAACGGTCTTGCACTGGGCCATATGCATAAACAGTGGTTGCGCTATTACCTAGCTGGACCTGATTGCTGGCCGTGACGGCAGAGACTTGCCCTAAGCAGGTAGTATTGCTGAATGAGTTGTTAGCCAAATTTCCGGCAGCTCTGCCGACGTATGTGTTACCTGTGCCGGTGTTGTTTCTTCCCGCTTGAGAACCAAGGGCGGTCGTATACTGACCGTTTGCTTCTGCCAAACCGCCAAGGGCGGCTGATTGCTCCCCACTGGCTTTAGACGATTGTCCTACTGCTACTGATCGGTCCCCGCTGGCTTGTGCCTCGTAACCAATGGACGTAGAGGATTGCAAGGGCGCATTCGCCACGCTGTACGCACCGATAGCCACCGACCCGCCCGCCGCGCCGGCATCGGCACCGGAAGTCGCCTGATAGCCTACTGACACACTATTTCCCTGATACGTATGGCTCTCTGCCCCGATGGAGACCACTTTTCCTAGGGATCGCGGGGCGCCTGACCTGTTTGCCGACGCCCCCACTGTGACATTGGACTGACTGCCCTCGCCTTGAAGAAGTCCAGCATAATAACCAACAACCGTGGTAAATGACCTGTCGCCAGGCTCGTTGTTTGGTTTCCAGCCAATTTCCACGTTGGCTTGGCCGGTTCGCACGCCGCTGCCGGCCCAGAAGCCAGCGAAGACATTGCGGTATCCGGTAGACAGCGTAATACCGCTTTTATAGCCTATCGACGTGTTCTCCTGCCCTTTGGTGTTCAGCTTCAAGGCCGAATAGCCGACCCCAACGTTATTACTGCCCTCGTTATATTGAAGTGCAAAAGCCCCAAGCGCCGTGTTCTCATCCCCTTTGAAGTTAGAGCCTAGGGCGCGTGATCCGATGGCAGTGTTGTATGCGGGTGTCGGGAGTACACCATCGTATTGGAAAACGCCAAGTGTGTATTTGTCCCCTAAAACAACATCCCCACGGTTATAGCCGGTTGTCTTAATGCCAACCGGATTCTCATTTCCTGCCGCAAGCTCACTATACCCGGCGACTGAGAATCGCGTGGCATTGACCGGATAGACCGCTGCAAACGTAATGCTTCCCGCCCATGCCGTGTCCGTCTCAAAAGAAAAATCAGAGAAGCCACTGCCGGAGGTCATGACTAGGAAGTAGAACTCGTTTGCGGTGACTGCCCGATTATTCTCAGTCGCATCTTCCAGTACGGCAGCAGTAGAAAAGAAGTAACCGTCGGGCTGGTCGCCGATAATATCAACGCCGCCTTGCAGAATCTTGATTCGCCCCGATGCTGTGGTATTTATTGTCGCTTTCAGCAAGTAGTGCGAAAAAGCTTCGCCAGTACAGGCCGTCGTCAACGTGCCAATCGTGCCCGCAGCATGGTTTCCCGACTCGTCAAAATTGGTCCGACTCCAGTCCGCAATGTCAGGCGTAATGGCGGCATCTAGTGTGGCGTAGTCTCGCTCGTTCTGTACCGCACCGGCCCATGCGTGCTTGTTAATAAGCCCGGTATTTTGTGATACCTCAACAAACGAAGACGTCCCCGCATCCCAGTAGTAATCTGCCGAGTTATCAGTTACGGCTACTCTCTGTCCGTCTTTTAGCCCGGTTAGCAAATCAAGCTCCGCCACACTCCCCACAAAAATAGCCCGCTTATCCAGCGCCTCAGTCACCGTGTCAGGGGTGCCGGTGTGGGCTACTAGGTCGGACCCTTGGCCCGCTGTGTTACTTGCCAACTCCTGCCGCAAAACTGCATCCCCAACCGCAACAAACGCCCCGCCCTCCGGTAGTCCAGAGCCCGTGGTGGTATACGGCAACGCAGTGGATCCAGACACTCGCCAGAACTCGCCGGAGGTGTCGCGGAGGATTTGCTGATATCCGGTTATCTCGATGCCGGCGGCATAGTCTCCTACAAACTCATAGCCGCTGGAGGCGATGAAGGCCGCGAACTCATCCTCCATGCCCTGCCATGACTTGCGCAACTTACCCAGTCGGTCGTTATACGCCGCCTGATCGCCGTTGACGAAGTTATCCAGGTTCTCAGCGTTGTCGTAAAGATCACGCGGGTCGGTAGAGCCAACAGGGTTCTGCGTGGAGTAGGTGGTCATTTAATGCCTCCAATTCTGGATGGTGCCGCCATCTCGGCGGGATATGTTGTCATTGTAGCTTTACGGGGCGCTGTCGTCATCCGCGTATACGCGCTCGTCGTAGTTCGTGGCGGTCACGCCCACCTGCAATGGCCCGCTCGGGCTAATCTCAGTGATCAGCGCCGGGAAGCACCATCGTTCGGTGGTCCCGAAGTATACGTGCGTCTGCTCCCTGTCGCTCAGCAGCACGGCAGGCCACGGCTGCGGAATATCCACCATAACCGTATAGGCGTCCGGCCCCTGAGTCGCCGGGAATGGTCCTACGGTATCGCCGTTCTCGTCTCGGTAGGCGACAACGTGGCTCTTGCCTACTTCCCATTCTAGCGGCTCTGAGACGGTTATCCGGTCGGCCTGAATGCCGGTCAGGATCGCCACTTTGCCGTAGCCTGGAATGTCATCCAGCAAAGGCACATAAGACAGGTATTGGCTGTTCAGCGCGTCCAGCTCGGTGTTAAAGGTATACGTCCATCGGCGGTAACGCTGAGCCCTGCGCCGTCTCATTCCGATACGCCATGCTCGGGTGCGGTCTGTCACGCCGTCCAGCTTGATCTTGTCCACTTTAATTTGCTGATCGCCGGGCAAGGTGCACATGACCGTCTCGGTTGTCCAGGTGTCCGCGTTGGTGTATTCCACCTCCACGCCGTCCGCCTCGTCCGGCTGCTTGCCGCTGAACTGCCGGCGCAGTGGCGCGGTCATGTTCTCCGGGCTGTAGCCGTCTTCCAGTTGCGTGCGCGGCTCGTCGCGTACCGGGGTAATGATGCCGTTATCCAGCGTCACGTCTGCAAAGCCTGCGCGTAACATCATTTTCATAGCGTCCAGCGCGGTGCCGTCGCTGATTACAAAATCAAAAGTGTCACCACGCGGTTGCCATATGCCGTCCAGCCGCTCAAGCTCGGCTATGTTGATCTGGTCATCGCCGTAACCCAAAGAGCGTGCCACGTAAGCCGTGGCGTCTGCAATGGAGCGGGTGGTTGCCGGGGTTCCGCCTGCGACGGGCGGCAGCTTTCGGGTGGCAACGAGGTTGATCTGGTTGTTGGACTGGCTGCCGATCTGGTCGGTGCCCTCCAGCGTCACGGCCATGGTGGTCAGGCCGGCGTAGCTGGTGACCGTGGGCAGTCTGGCCTTTAGCCCCAGCCATTCAATACGGTCAAGGTCGGCAATCTCGTTGCTTTCTGCTTGCACGCGCCGTACCCGCACCTCTGGCCGGATGGCGCTGCCAAGGCTCAAGCGGTACGTAAAGCCAAGCTGATCGCGGGTGGCGTTGTCGATGGTGTAGGTTTGGCTGTTCCAGGTGGTCGCGCCAATTTCGCGCCACTGCACTTCAACCTGCCGTTTTGTGTCAAAGCTGACCACGGTATCTCCGTCAATGCGGCCCTGACCTTGGGGTAAGAAGAAATCGACTTCGATGGTGTTGGTGGTCTCGCCAGAAGGGCACGCGGCGAACGGGCCGGCCCAGCCTTCGGACTCAGACCGCTCTGACAACAACACATCGGCGTACCCGGTGCCGCCAGAAAAACCCGTCCACGCGGTGTCTTCTGCGCCGTTCAGGTAGCGGGCCAGGCTGAAACCGTCTACCAGTTCCGGGTAGGTGGTGTCGTAGATGATGCTGTCAATCCGAAACTCTTCATCTTCCCTGCGCGTGAACATGAGATAGGTGCCGGGTGTCCAGCCGGTTACGGGCGAACCGTCCGCCAGCAAAGTTATATCATTGCCGGCTTTGGTGTCGATCAGGAACACGCCGTTAGCCTCGGCAAGCTCTGTTGAGCGAAGCCTGATCTGATCGCCAACGTCAGCATCGCCCCAATCGCCGGTTAGCGTCACCACATCGCTCGAATCTACCGATACTGCGACTGACTGGCGCTGTGAGATGGCGATAAAGTCGCCCGCCCCCCAATCGCCGGGAAAATACACGGACGCACTGGTGGTTCTGATTTCTGTGCCGCTGTAATTTAGCTGCACGTTGCTCAGACCAGAGGACAGGGACTGGCCGCGATAGAGCCGGATGCCAGCAGAGCTTGACGTGCCACCGACCTCGCTTGAGGTATACCAATTCTCATGGTTCTGCCAGCCGGTTACGCTCGCGCCGGGCGGGAATATCTCATAGTTGACGGCGGTAGATAGCTGGCTGAACGGGGTGTCACCCAGCTTAACCAGTGCCGGCTCCACAAGGCACTCGCCAGACGTGATGCACAGCATCAAATCAAGGCACTGAGTCCGTGCGTCTTTGTAGTACCGCCGTGGCTGGTTGACGTAATCCGGATATCGGATATACCGGCCAAAGAGTTCCGGTATGCCTTGACCTAGTCGGGCGGTGTTGGCGCGGGCGTCTGCGGGGGTGATGCGGGAGCCTTGTTGGCCCATGCCGTCCGAGGCCGACGGGATATTTGGCATGATGGCGTCGATAGCCGCCTGCCCTGCCGCGACAGAGCCGCCCCAAAATGGCAGCGCTACAGAGATGATGTCGCCAACCGTGCCGCCCAAGGGCACAGGCCGAAACTCCACCACGTCCCGCTCGCCAATCACGGTATCTGCCCAGTCCATCGGTTTGACGATAGCGCCATTCACCATGCAGCTAATCGGCTGCACAGAGCCGCGCTGATAGCCCTTTGCCCGTGCTGCAACCCACGCCTCCACGGTCATGCCGTGGTCGTCGTAGACCTCTTCAGGCTCGCCCGGCATGATGGATTCGTAAACCTTAATCGTCATAGTAGACAACCTTCAAAAATCGCCGCTCGAATGCCTGCAAGTGTACCAGTCGCGGGCCGTGCTTGCCTTGTCCGGGCTCGTCGGTTTCCAAGATCATCGGGCGGCCATCAACCTCGACAACAATGGCGATGTGCGTGCACAGCCGCCCCCGATAGCAGCAGGCAATCGCGCCGGGGTGCGGGCGGCACTCTTGATAGTTTCGGGACTCCGCCAGCATGGCGCGGGTAAGTGCTTTTTTGTCTGAGCCTTCAACCGCCCCATGCTCCGGCATCCACGATTTACCAAACAAATGCACCCGCGCCAGCCGCACCAAGCCGTAACAATCCGCCCCGGTCGGCAGTCTGCCGTTGGGTACATATGGCACTTGGAGTAGATCGTCTAGGGTCATAGGTAACGCAGCCCCGGAAACTCGTCTGATAAGTACCTTTTGCGAGGCCACATGGTATTGAGAATGTCATAATAACCCGCCTCCACCATTACCATCATGCCCTCAAACGTACCGCCTCTCAGGATCATCTTGTACGGCTGCTTGGCCGGGGCTGAGAGGTCACTGGACAGGTACACGCGATAGTTCACCGGCACATGGGCATCGGACGAAAGCGCGGCATCTATGGCCTTCTGAGCCTCCCCTGTCACGTTGGCAATGGCAAAGGTGAGCATTTGTTGGCCGTTGGTGTTTTTGGAGGGTTCTTTGTACTCAAACGGGCCAGCCTTAAACGTCACGGTCTCCGAGGTTTCAAGTGTGGCGGTCAAATCTTCGTAAGCTGCCACCACCCGTATTGGCTCTTCTCCCGGCACCAGGATTTCCAGCGTCGGCAAGATAACCTGATCAGAGGGGGCGCTGGCATAGACGGTTTCGATTAGGCTCATGCTTCCGGGTACTCCCTGTTAACCGCAAGATCAATAATAGAGCTGCCCAGAATAAACTCCTGCCCGTACTCATACCACTCTGGCGGCGTCAGCTGGCGCTCAAAGATTTCCAGCCGGCACTCCACGCGCCATTGATTCTGCCCGGTCAGTTGCGGTCCGCCGTACATCTCCATAAACCGGCAGGCGTAGGGCTTCATGCCTTGAGGGGTTTTAACTCTGGCGTTAAACCACTTGGCCCCATCGTCTGCGTCGTAGGCAAACCACGCTTCGAAAAGCTGGGCCTCGCCATCGGTTAACAGCAAGCTGGCAGTGATCTCGCTTGGCACGCTCTGGAATGTCCGGCGCTGCCGTGCCCGGCCTGTCGCCATCTCGGTGCGTGCGAACGGTTGCGTGTGGTTCAGGCTGTAGCCCTCACGCAAAAAGCACGGCAACGTGGCCGGGAAGTCTAGTTCTGGCGTCATGTGCCCTGTCTCCGCAATCCGTAGGCCCGCTGCATGGCTTTCGCTCTCGGGCCGTTGCTCATAATGTCAGACACAAACACGTTCACCTCTGTGGTTCCGTCGTCCCGCTGGCCTTGCTGAACCTGCCCGGCCTTGCTGGCGTCTTCGTACAGATTGACCACCACGCCGCTGCCGCCGTCTAGCTTGGCGTCCAGCTTTTTGCTGGTCTCGCTGGTCATCACCCGCTCGCCTTTTTCGAGCAACCAAGTGCCGGTCTGGGGCACGGAGTCGATGCCGTCGTGGGCCATGCCGGTAAGGGTGACGGCCTGTATGTTGCCGACTATCCCGGCGGTGGCGGCAGCTACCGTACCCATAGCGCCAAGGTTAGCCGGAAACGGCAGCGCGGCGGCCTGAGCGATCCCGGTATTGATCGCTACGATGGATTGTGCGATGGACGCCGCTTTCTGAAAGGCGAATAGCGTTTTGTAGAGCGCGTTTTGTTCGCCGGCAAACTGGCTGGTCATCTCCGCTAGGCTGCCGAAAAGCTGCTCGGAGCCCCCGAGAATCAACATTTGCCGTTGGGCTTCCAGTTGGCGCTGGTCTTCCAGATCTTTCTCGCGCATAGCCTTGAGCTTGCTGAACATCTCCTGTTCGTTCTGGAGTCGCATGTTCTGCGTCTCCATTTCGCTCAGGAGGCCGGCTTCTTCCAGTGCCCGGATTTCTTCTTCGCGCTCTTTGAAGGCCCGTTGGATGACCTGCTTTTCGGTTTCGAAGGATTGGCGCAGGGCTTCGAGGCGTTTGGCCATGGCGTCGTCGAGATCCCCACCGCCACCGTCTCCGCCCATGCCGAAATTTTCGCGTATCTCTAATGCAGCTCGCGCGGACTCATCAGCAGCTTGACGGGCCTCAAACACAAAACGTTTGAACTGATCCCCCGGTAATGGCTTTGCCAGCTCATCACGGAGCGTGTCGTTGATCGTCCTGATTTCGTCGTTGGTGCCGTCGATCAGGTTTTGAACTTCACGGCCTATGGTAGATAGGCCAAGCGGCTCTATGTCTGCCCCAACTTTATTGAGCAATCCTATCAGCTCGTTAACTGCGCCGGTCGGTATCTCAACTATTTCACGGGCAATCTCTAAAAATCCATTACGGACTTGCAGGGCAAAAACATCTAGCGCCGCCTGCGTCCTTAAAAATTGGCGGTCTAGCTTTGCAACCGAGTTTACCGCCTCGGCAGAGGCTTCAATGAAAAGATTAAATGTGTCTGCTGTCGCCTCCCCAAGGCCGCCCGCGTCCTTGGCGCTCTCAATTAGCAGATCACTAACGGCGCTCAATATGGGCGCAACATTCACCGCCAGCTGCTGGCTTATCGCATCAAACAATCGCCCAGCTCTGGCAAAATCATCATTGGCCTTCTCAACCTTGGCGGTGTCCAGCTCCGACAGCGACAGACCGAACTCATCTACCTGCTGACGATAGGCTCGGATGGCATCTCCGCCTTGCAGGAATAGCTGTGTGGCCTCTTTCTGCTCAAACCCCAAATCTTGAACAAACCGTGCTGCCCGCTGCGCCGACACCCCAGAGTCCACGATCGCGTCTGCAATCCTGGCAATGCGCTCATCCGCCTCAAGCCCGGAAAGCTCCGCCAGATTCAGGCCAAGCTCTTCGACGGTTTTTGCTGCGGCTCCGGTGCCTGCTTCAGCCGCGCCCAGACGGCGGTTAAGCCGGTTCAGGGATCGCTCAAAGCCATCCACGCCGCCTTCCTCAAAGGCAATCTGTAGGGCCGTCACAGAGTCGTAGGTGGTGTTCAGGGATCGCGCCAGCTTGGCCTGCGCGTCTACATTGGCAAGGCCGGCCCGAGTCTGCTGGATGGTAGCGGCGGTTAGTGCGCCGATGGCAGCGGTTGCAGCGGCGGCGGATACTTTGAGGCCACGCTGTAGCTGTTGGCTGGTTTGCTTGAGGTTGCGCTCTACTTCCTTGCGCCACTTTTTAGACGACCGTTCGGCCTTGTCCATTCCTTGCACAAATCCGGAAGTGCGCGCCACCAAGTCGATAGTAAGCGTGCCCAATCCACGACTAGCCATTACTTCCAAACCTCCATAGCAGACTCCAGAGAAACCGGCGGCTCGTTGATGTGTGGTGCAAAGTCGTAGAGCTTCATACCGCCTCGCTTGCTATGGGTGTTGGCGTACAGGCTGGCTAACAATGCGCCGGCCCATTCTGTGCGGAGTCCGGGGTTTAGACTGCCTCGCTGGTTGCGATACCTGAGCCACTGGCAAAACTCCTTGTAAGATAGCCGCTCCTTGGCTTCTTCAATCGTCCGGCCCCCGATTCCGCACAGGACTAGCTCGTGCCAGACCTCTTCCTCTGTGGTCAGGTCTTCTTCTTTTTTTCCGAGAAGCCGTTAACCTCACCGATGACTCGCAACAGCTCCAGTGTCAGATCCCGGCACAGCGGGCCGCGCTCGGGGTCGGCCTCGCCGGTTACGTCCGCCACCGTAAATACCGGCTTGCCTGCTTCATCCACAATCGACGAGGCAATCCTTCCCGCGATGGCGTCCTTGCTGGTGATGTCAGACACAGCGGCGGCGTAGGAGAGCTTGCGGACAAAGACGGTGGCGGTGTTCTCGCTGCCACCGCTTGTCCAGGTGATCTCCTTCTCGACCGGCGCGCCCGCGAATGCTCCCTGTTTCGCCAGGCTCTCAAGGCTCAAGGTCATGGGGTCACCTTCGGAATCCAGCTAGAGCCGCCGGAACGTTGAATGGAGACTTCAGAAGTGACCACGGTGTTCTGGGCAAAGTCGAACGGGAAGTCGCTGACGTAGCCTTCAAACACAAACCATGTGCGGGTGTCCGGCAGTTCAAAGTCACCATTGCTGTCCACAGTAGGAGCGTCCGTACCGTCAGACCAACCAACCGCCCATTGGACAATCGGGCTGGGGTCGGTTTCAGAAAGCTCGTGCAGCAGCAAGTGGCTTTCGTTGCTCGGGTCTGCGTTGATGCCCATAGTCGCAGTGCCGGGAGTGCGCAGGCCTGGGCGATAGCTTCGGCTGGAGTCTTCGAGACAGGTATCTTCAATCTGGTCGGCAGGGTTGCCGCCGGGGCTGAAGGTGGTGGCGCATTCAACGCGAACAACGGCAGGGCCGCCAGATGCAAGCGGGTTGATCAGGTATACGTGAGTCCCCTGAGATAAAACCGACATAAAAATTCCTCCGTAACGGAAATAACGTCATCACGACGTGTTATTGCATGCTATCACAGTATAACCGATACGGGGCGGGGTGCAAAAGAAAGCCCTCACTGGGAGGGCTTGGTAGCTATTTCTTCAGCCCTTAATCTTGAGTTGCTTGTGCTCTCTGGGGCAGGGGTGTTTTGACCAGTCAAGTATAGGCCAAGTCATCATTCTGGCCAGGCGCTTTTTGTCCGTCCTAGCCCCCGTAACAGTCCAATATTTTGCTTTTGGCTTGCGCCTTACAGTCTTTGATTTTGCGCCCTCGCCGTTTCTGAATGCGTCCCGACTATGCCTTCCGCTATCAGGCACATAATCAAGCCTGGCGGTTTTTCTTTCCATGTCGGTCCATCCTGCATAATTAAAGTTGGACGCCCTGTAAACCCCGCCGTTATGGCCGTGCATGGTGTCTGCATAGCTAACAACGATTTTTGCTGGTAGCAGCTTTAGGCTGCCTGATACCAAAAAAGACCCCTCGTTTTTTCGGTTATACTTCAGGCAGAGCCGGTTAAGCTCTATTACAAGGTCTGGCCTTTCTTTGCAGCAGCCCACCTGAAGATGCCTTGATGCTGGGTTTCCGTAAGTTACCACTCCAACCAGCTCCGACTCATCGAAAAGACCGAAAGCGTAACTAATGGAGGGCCACCGCTTGGCGTAATGGATATCGAGGATAAATGGCGCGCAGTCTTGACGAGTTATTGCTCTAACTTCCATCACACTTCCCTCCCAATTGCCGGGACCACCAGCGCCGCACGCGCCTTCGCCAACTGGTAAATATCCTTGTACGGCATTTCGGCCTTCAGGCCATCTCGTATGGCAAGGTCAACAATGCTCTCGACAACCGCCACTTGCTTCAGTTCGCTGGCGCTCAAGTTGTCGCGCTGTCCGGATTCAATTCCGAGCAGTGAGTTTGTCATTTTCGTGATGTTGGAGAAGTAGCGTTCTGGTGATTTGCTGCCGTTGGCGCTGGCGTACTCGACAAGCGCCTTGATGCTGTCCGTCTCCATCCGGCGGACTTCTTTGCCGTCCAGCCGAGCAAGGTCACGGCGGGCAATCTGTGCACGGGCCTCGCTGAACGCTTTTACCAATGCCAGCTTTGCCGCCACGACTCGCTCGTTGTTGCGCATTAGCGTTAGCAGGAAATAGCACTGATCTTCATTCAGCAAAACATAACGGGTAGCCTTTGCAAAACCGCCCTGCTTCAAGGCTGTACCCTTTTCCGTTTGAAACGGAAGTGGGCCGAGTTGCTTTAGTTCGCTGGTGTACTTGTCGGCATTCTCAAGGATGGTGCGGTGCCGGTGGTCAAGAAATCCGGCTAACAGGCGGGAATCGGTGCGCAGTTCGTTTTTGATACGAACAATATCAATGTCAGTCATGTTGCAACCCCTTCAGGTTTAAGTTTCGCCACAATTGGCAATTACATGGTAGCCCACAAATAAAAACCCCGCAACAAGGCGGGGCTTAACAACAACGGAGCGCACGTCATCTCGACGTTCGTACAACCAGATTACTCCCTCTTAACCCAAAAATCAAAATCAAACCCATACCGATAAAGCCCGGTCTCTTCCTCGCGTTCCTCATTGCCCCATCGGGTGATGTGGCCGTGCGGCTCAAGGGCGTCTCTGAGGGCTTTTACGGCGGCCTGTACTTCGGTCACGCCACCGCCGTATACGTCCACCTGAAGGCTGTACGAATCAATGTCAGGCGGGCAATCAAGATAGTTCTCCGGCAGGCCGGTGACGACTTGCCACACGGCATAGGGAACGGCATAGGCTGGTGTGCCCGGTTGCGGGGCGAAATCGAACGGGTAGAAGCGCACCGGGCTGGTGCCGAGGGCGGATTGTACGGCGGTGTTGGTTGAGACTAGGGGGAATAGGGGGATGTTCATTCCTCGTCCTCATTGGGGTCAACAATGACAATCTCGCCCTTTAGCCGCTCAAGGTTTTCGACCTCCGACACCATAACTTCCAGTATTGCGGTAATCGCCTCGTTTGGACGAATGCGGATGTCACACGCAACTACGCCTTGGATTTCTTCGCCGCTGTCGGTGTAGATTTTTGTGCCTTGCCCCGTAGACGGCAGGCAGGTTTCGTTTTTTGGGAGTACAATTTTGATAGTCATTTTCCTGCCCTCTTACGCGCACGGCGCAGCGCGCGGTCTAGTGCTTTGCCGTACTCGTTAATAAACGCATCAACCGCCTGCTGGCCTGCCTGATCTACGGCAGGGCGCATGAACGGCTGTGCGGCATGATTGGAGTTGCCGAACTCCTGCTGCCGGAAGGCTTGCCTAGTGTCTCCGCCAGGAAGTCCTGCAAATGCGCTGGCGGGCTTGTTGCCGCCGGCTCCCCCCATCGCCCCGATTCTAAAACCGAGCCGCCCGGTACGCTTGAACAGCCGCCCATTCCACCGCTCCACAATGTTCTTCTCGATACTCTCGGCAGTCTTCGGGTCGTCGATCTTGCTGGCATTCGCCCGCGCCTGATCCCGTATCACCTGGGCAGCGCGACGCAACGCAAACCGCCCGCCCTTGTACTTGATATCCTGGGTGACTGAATCCAGCTTGCCGAGCAGTTCGGGCAAGCCTTCCATGGTGTAGTCTATGCGGTCAGCTGCCATAATCCGGAACCCAATCAGCCTTAACGTCTTGTGGTCTGGGCTTGCCGTGGAAGCAGACAACCGCTGCATCATCTGGCAACCCCTGCTTACAGTGTACTTTATAGCTTACCACCTTGCCCGGCGCTATGTCTTGCCATCTCTGAGGTGTCCAAGCGTCGGCAAAGAATGCGCCGTCGCCAATCCGGCCACGAGTAGCGGGTCGCTTCATGTGGGCTTGTGGGTTCTCGTTGAATCGCTCCCACACCACCGCCTTGTCCTTTTCGGCTATGTACATGAACCCGCTGGCGGGGTGCTCCGGCCAGTAGAAATCCGAGAGCATGGTGGTCTTGCCGTTGGCCGCTTCGATCAGCGGGGCAAGATCGCCGGGGACTACCGTGTCCAGATCCAGATAGAGCAGGTCGCCTTTAATGTCAGGGCGGCACAGCTCTATTTTAGACCACCATCCGGGCCAGTTGTATTGCAGAGGCAGGGTTTCGACTCCGGGCACGGCGGTATCGGACAGGCAAACAAGCCCCGGCACTTGGCAGCCCAATACCTGCACATGGCGCGGGGTGAAGTCGCCACCTGAGCGGAGGACGCAGATTATCTTGACCATATCACGTTCCACTCGTCTGCCGGGGCCGGGGCGTACCCCAGTGGTTTCAGGATAGCCGCCTGATCCTGCAAAGCCTCATCGGTCAGGGCTTCGGTGATGATCAGAGGGTGGTACCTGCGGATAGTGGCTACTGCGCCGCGCAATACAGCACACTCGTGGCCTTCAACGTCGATCTTGATGGCGGTCACGTTGTCGAACAGGAACTGATCAACCGTTGCCAGCACCGTGTCGGTGCCTTCGGTGATCTTGCCGCCACTGGTCAGGCGGGTTGACTTGCTCAGCGCCATGGATGCACGGCCTTCGCGGTCTGAGAGTGCAATAAGATAGGGCGCAACGGGTAGTTGGTTGGCCTCGATGTTCTGTTGCAACCGCTCATAGACTGCAAAGTTCGGCTCAAACGCATACGCATCAGCCCCGGCCTTAGCCGCCACAAGCGCATACAGGCCCGTATACGCGCCAATATCCAAAGCCGTTCCGTGGGTGCAGGCTGCCTGCCAAGCGGCGATAGACTCAGCCTCAAAGGGCTTGCCGGTCTGCTTCTGGTGGCGGATGACCATATCGCCATCTGTGTTTAGGTGGATGCCGTGGATTATCATTAGAGGTTCCTTAAAAAGCCCGCACGGGGCGGGCTGTTGGGGTTATTTTTCGATGGCTTTCTGAACCAGTCGGCTGGCGAACTGAGTATCAGTGAGGCTGATCATCGCGGCGTCTTCCGCCCGCTTTTTGGCAGCGGCGAACGCCTCTACCTTGTCCGCCGGGATGGTTACGCGGATTTGTTTTCTACCGTCGGTCATTTTCCACCTCCAATAGGGCGCGGGAATTTTTCCGGGCTTTCCGACTCCTGCCTAAACCACAACGTCGATATTGGCTTTCCTGTTTTTTCGGCATTCCACGCTTTGATAGCAAATGCCATTACTGCCGCCTTCCATTTTCTTTCGGTTACGCTTTTTGCCCTTCCGCTTATAATCCTGTCCCTGAATATCAGGGCCGGATCATTTTCGGATTCTACGACTCCCGTCTTAACTCTGTTAAAAAATGCAGCGGTGGTGACAGGATCAATTCGGTTAAGGATCATCGCTATTGCAGTAATGTAGGCTGGAGCCTTTGACATCCTAGCCATGGAGAGGCCGACCATATTCCACGCCTCGCAATGCTCATCTTGGATTTCAACAGCTTTGTCGGAAATCTCCTGAGGGCTACCAGCTCCCCTTCCTGAAATGATTGACCTATAGAACTCGTCGCAATCCCCAGCCATCTCCCACGATAGGATAATCCTGGCAGACGCGGACACTCGGTTAGAGTTTTTGACGCCCTTCATCTCAGCAATCTGGCTGGCTCCACGGATTCTCTGCACGCTATCGTATGTTTCAAATGCGCTCGGATCTGACACCCCGACAGCTACAGCAACGTCAATGCTCATTCCTGCCAGGGAGATGGCTTTAAGCCTGTGCTGGCCGTCAAGGAGGTTTCCATTATCGTCGAAACATATGGTTTCGCCATTCAATACCCACCTCCCCGACTTTATAGAATCCGCAATTCTTTGCGCATGAGCAATGCTTAGACTTCTATTCTTGCCGTTTTTGTTTAGCCAAAGCTCCGCCATCTCGGGGGTGACAGTCATGGTTTTAAGTTGCATAATAAGCCTCATCTAATCAGTAATTGGTTAAGCGTCTCTCCCAACGCCATTACAGATTAGACTCCAAAGGCCGCATTTGTCAACAAGTGTGGCCTTTATTTTTAAGTGCGTCATCCAAATCAGCCACCGGCCAAAAATCCAAAGCCGTCCGCCGCGTCGCGTTCAGGATTTCCACGCCGCCGTAGTGCCTCGCAGCTTCCTGAAACTGCCCGTAAAACTTCGGCATAGACACGCAGTTACCCAGCCCCGCTATGTGATCACCGTGCCAATGCCGCTTTCCGTCTGCCGCATACTGGCAATCGTAGCCCAGCAAGATCACGCGGGACGCGCCTCGCTTGACGGCGATGGTGATAGCACCTACACCGGAGTTGCCAGAAGGGTGTACGTCTTGCCGGGTGGCTATCGGGGCGTTATGCCCTCGGGTGATCTTCTCGCCCTTGAAGTATCGCGCCTGTTGGCCGTATCGCCGCCACCATGCCGAGTCCATGGCGTAGAGGATGTCAGCCCATGGGGCAAGCTGGTAGGTGTTATTGGTGACAATCACGCGCCGGTCGTCGGCGGCTATTCGCCACTGGCGGACACGTTCAACGTCTTCTCGGGTCAGGGATGGGCCGGAGGCGATGCAGACAACCGTGAAATCAGCCCATGGTTTCGCCATCGTTCACTCCGGTTGAGCAGGCGATAGTGATGAACTCAGTGCCATAGGTCGGGTCAGCCAGGAAGCCGGCGGGGTTCAGAATCTGGCCTTTATGGCGAATTCGCATAGAGGCGTTCAGCCCGTCCCGGTGGCGGATGACCACCCGTACAGATACCTCGGATTGCACGCCCTTGGCCGCGATGAACTCGCGGACAGATAGCGGCTCTACCGCTGCCGGGACATTCGACCACACATTTACCCAGCTAACCACCAACTGGCCTGTGCTCGGGTCTTGTACCTGGTGCTGCTCTTGTATGTCGATCCTGTGGCGCAAGCGGCCTGCGGACAGTGCCATGGACGCCTCCTAAGCTAACGCCGGGTCGCGGAGTGGGTAGAGCAGGGCAGTTACCGGCCTCGGGAGGTAGCCATAACCAAACTGAGCATCAACCGCGCCATCCTGTTCCGCTTCCCGGTTCTTGTACCACTCGGCAATCAAGATCAAGGTCGCGGCCTTAACCTGAAACGGCACGCCTTCGGGATCGCCGCTGCTGTCCACCGGCACCTCGCCGGAGCTATTCAGAAAGGTTGCGCCGGATTTCAGGTACTCCACCACAGCAGCGGACGCGCCTTGAATCAGAAGCTCGATATACGGATCGTCCTGGTCGTGATCCATCATCAGTTGGTACTTGGCTTCGGTAAGGGTGACAAGTTTCATTGTGCGTCCCTCCCGCGCTTAACCGCCAGTCGCCAGCCGTCCCCGTCTCCGGGCTTGTGGTCGGGCGAGTCTTTCTGGGCAATCCACAGGGAGCCGCCGGAGCTTACCGCGTCGCCCCGGTCGTAGTCCTTTTCGCCATCGTACACGCCACGGTCAATGATCACCGGCAGCGTGAACACCTGCTGAGACTCGCCAGACTTCACGGTAAAGCTACGCTCTCCATCATAGGCGAACTCTACCTGCCGGGACTCCAGCGCCTTCAGTCGTGGCTCAAACCGCTCGGCAATGAACTTGCCTACCAGCCTCAGCATGTCTTTATTCATCGCCAGCTCCTTCTGCCATGGCGGCCAGTGCTTCGTCGTCGTCCAGATCGTCCTCGGGTGGCTCCGCGTTATCGCGCCGGCTCAGTGCAGCGAGGCTGTAATTCTGCTGCTGCATGTACGGCGTATCACCGCCCGGTACAGGTGGCAGGTTACGGCGGCGGCGGGCCTCGTCGGGTGCCAGGTAGCCCGCGCCCATTTCAGCGGCGGCAACCTCGGCTTGGGTTTTGGTGTCCATCCGTAACAGGCTATCCAGATCAAGCTCCACCGTCATGCGGTCAGGCAGTCCAAGCCCCTCGTCCAGTACCGCCTCAAACTGCTCGATATGGCTCTGTAGGCACTGCGCGTAGTATTGCAGGTTCAGCGCCTGAATGTTGTTGTAGTTCGGCTCCTGTCCCGCGATGGCCATGTGACTCGGGACGTGGAATACAGAGCACACAGTCTCGGCGCTCATCTTGAGCTGCTCAACCATCTGGGCATCGTGGGCGGTCATGACCATGGGTTCGTACTTGAGCCCGTCGCCTACCACCGCCACCTTGCCGGCATTGTTTCCGGTGTAGTTGGCGTCCCACTGCTGTTTCAGCCTTGCCGCTGTTGCGTCTGAGATTGCGCCGGGGGCGGACAGTACGCCGCCAGGGCGCGAGCCATTGGCGAAGAACTTGCGGCTGTTCTGCTGGATCTCCAGACCCATGCCGGCGGACAGACTGCACGCATAGAGCGGGCTGATACCAATCAGCGGGTGGAACAGGCAGTTGATGCGGTCGTGGATAACCTCGGATGCCGGGACAGTTACAACTTCTTCCTGTTGCTTGCTGATCGCGTCTTTTTTCAGCTCGTAGAACACTTCGCCAGAATCCGACACCAGAATCTTGACGCGGCTGTAGTCAAGAATATACAACGCCGTGACCATGCCGCGATTGTCCCGAACCTTGAGCGCAACAGTATTGCCTCGCGTCAGTTTCGAGATCATCCACGTTTCTTTGAACTGGATATGGTTCTGGTAGTGGTTCGGCTTCTTCAGGACGCGGGCATACGGGCTGTTGTCAACGGGTACTTTGATGCCATCTTGATAGGCCATGAGGCGCGGCTTGAGCTTGCCCACGTCGTTTGAAATCAGGGTGATGCAGGAGAACACAGCAAAAAACGCCAGTTGTTCGCCGCCGGTCAGTTCTTTGTTTTGCTGCCACGCTCCGGGGTAAGGATCGCGCACAACCGGCCACCAGCCAGACGAGCCCGCCTCCTGTAGTGCCTTGGTGCGGCGCTTGATCTCTAGCCCAAAGAGCTTCATGTGTTATTCCGCCTGCATGTGTCGGGTGTCGTATTCGCCTTTCTTGGCCTTCTTGGTCTTCCTGGGTTCCGGCTCTACATGCACGTCCGCCTTGCCCAAGGCCACCAGAAGATTGCCTTCACGCTCACGCGCTCCGGTGATGACCTGGCCTTGCGCATAGAACTTGCCGCCAAACCGGAAACCACGCGGGTCTTTTACTTTGAGATCCATAGAACCTCCAGAGGATTAAGGCAGGGAGGGCCGAAGCCCTCCCTTATGACTTACGCGCCCCAGTTGACGCCAGTCAGGTAGGCTACCGCAGTTGCGCGGCGAAGCTTCCAGTTGATGAACCGCTCCGCACGCATGGCAACGCTGTTGGTCTGCCAGAGGCTGACCAAGCTGGAGCCGGTCGGGGTGTCGCTGTCGTGAGTTGGCGCGTTGTCCATCTCCAGAGACGCCTCGCGGCTCATGTCCACCATGACGCCACCCTCGTCACCCAGATAGATATCGCCGGCGTTTGCCATCACAACGATGGAGCCGGTGGAATCTGTCGGGATGTGCTCGGAGACGATCACAGGTACGCCGTTCAGGGTGCCGCCGCCCATGGTGATGCTCGGGAACTCAGGCTGGCCCAGAGCGTTCACCATCAGGGACAGCGCCAGCGCGGTGGTGCCGTTCATGATCAGAACCGCAGAGGACGGGGTGTTATTCGCCGCGATGAAGTTCTGATACAGGCCACGCAGGTCGGCGCGCACGTCGTCCGCTGTGCCGGTGCCGCTGGCCGTGATCGGCGTCAGGCCGTTGGTGATGGAGGCCGGGGAGACTCCAGAAACCGCCGCCTTGGCCGGGTCGATAAAGTCCACGTCCAACCGCGCCGCCAGAGCTTGCGCCAGTTGGTCACGGATCAGCACGTCCGCCGCCGGGGAGCTGTACATCAGCACCTCTTCGGACAGAACGGCGATGTTCGCAACCTTCAACGGCTCCAGGGTGGTGCGGGTGAAGTCGAACTTGGTCAGCGGCTTGGCCTTGCCTTCGCCTACCCAGTAGCCGTCACCGCCAGAGGTCTGGCCGATCAGGGGTACACGGAAAGGCACAGTACGCAGGCTTGGCACGCCACCAGAACCGAAACGGCCCAGAATGGTCTGAGGACGCAGGAACTCCACGAAGTCCGCGAACACGGCAGACTCGTCGCCTACCAGATTGCCAGCCCATGACGCGTTACTGGTGGTTCCAGCCGCCACGGCAGCTTTCGCCACGTTCTGGATGCGCTGATCGTGCGGGTACTGCGCCTTCGCCACGTCAATCGGGTTGACGTGATTCATCTTGGAGGTCACCAGGATGCGGGCGAACTTGGCAAAGCCCACACCCTTCTCTTCCTTGGCAACCTCGACGCGCGGCTGCTTGCCTTCGCGGGACTTGGCGGCCTTCTCTTCGGTGTCGCCTTCGATAGCCTTGGCGGTCGCAGCTTCGGCGGCTTTTGCTTCGGCTTCTTCCGCTTCGCGCTCGGCTTGCAGGTCTTCCAGACGCTTCAGCTCGGCTTTCAGACCTTTGATTTCGCCCACAGTATCATCGTACTGCTTGGCTTCTTCGTCGGTCAGAGTCCGGGTTTCGCCCAGCGCCTTGTCGTTGATTTCGTCACGCTTTTCCTGCATGACTTCCAGCTTTTTGCGAAGTTTCGCAATCTGCTCTTTCAGGTTCATGGTAAATCTCCCACTCAGGGTTAGTAGTAAAACGGGCCTTTCGGCACTTCACGCTTGCGCCCTGACGCGGGCTTTTCGACCTCGGCACCTTTGGCCCCTGACGCGGGTAGGTGCTTTTGGTCAAAACTTTTAACGGCAGTGATCACCGCTTCGGACTGAGCTGGCACCGATACCAGGCTCAGCTCCAGCCATTCCCATTCGGCAAAGCGTAATCCACCGTCGTCAAGGTGGCTGTATTCGATGGGGGCAAAGCCAATGGAAACCGCGTTCAGAAGGTTGTACTTGAGGCTGTGGATTGCCTCGTCTACCCGATCCTTAACCCGGCCCGGCTCCGCCACCTTCGGGATGACCGCCTCAAACGGGATGCCGTCGGCGGTCGGTTGCGCCATGGTGATGTTGCCAACCGGTAGTTGGTGATCGTGGTAAAGCAGAAACGGCATGGGCGTTTTGAACTTCGCGCCCATCGGTTCCACGATGTCGTTCATCCGGTCGGGGGTCGGGGTGCTGGCAATGCCCTTGACGGTGACAAACTTCTCGTCGTTGTCGTCAAACTCTCGGCAATCCAGGATGGAGTATGCACGGTTCATGGCAAAGCCTCTTAAAATCCTTCTGTCATGTTACCAGTGATTGTAGCATGGGCAAAGGGTTAGACAAAAAACAACTTATAATCCTTCTTCGGCGGCTCCGGATTCAGTGCCATCAGAGACACCGCGCAGAACAAAGCAATCAGTGGGTCAATCTTCGCCGTACCGCTGGCTTGCTTGGTAATCAGTATGCTGTTACCCCTTGGCTCAACCCTTGCGTTACCGCAGCACCAGTTCATAAGGTTCTGGGCGGCATGGGTTAACCCGCCTTCCGCCAGCTTGCGCTCAGTGGTCTTTATGGCCCCACCCATGCGCCACCCCTGGCTAACCCCCACAACATGCTCCTGGTCTATGTCACGGGCTACTATTGCGTCCAGTATAGCCCCGATGCCGGCAGGATCAACGCCAACGCGGTCTAGCAGGCCGGAAGCGTAAACCTGCTCCACTATATCCGCCACCTCTTCCACATCATCCCCGATGCGCTTAACCAGTGATAGGTCGCCATCTTTCGAGAAGTCGTAGAGCTTTGGCGCTTCACTTTTGCGGCGCTCAAGTACAGAAGGATGTGCCCACGCTCGGCACCATGCCATCCATTCTCGGGTTTCCTTGTGCCGGCCAACCACGGCCAGGCCAAGCAAGTCATCCAGGCCGCCGCCGTCTATACCGACTGTCGCCACCTCGGAGTTTTGCAGAAGGTATTCCAGCGTGATCTCCTTTCGCGCTTGCCGCTCCCAGAACTCGGCACCGGGCCACCGGTTAGACAGCAGTGCCAGGCCGATCTCTACGTTCAGGAATTTGGAAAGGAACCCGCGCAGTGATTCTTCCCCGGCGTCTTTCGACTTCTCAAACTCCCTTTCAAGGTACTCCTGATCAACGGATAGGCCAAGATTCGGGTTGACCATGTGGAAGTTTTCAGGCTTCAGATGCTCCCCTGCTTCAATCATATCTTGGGGGAACTCATAGATTATCGGCAGAAACCGCTTATCCTTGATCTTTCCGTCACGGACTTGCCGGGAGTATTGGAGCTTTTGAAGAAATACGCCTGCTGGCGGGTGGTCTGACTGGGTGGTCAGGTAGATAACGCAGCCCTCCGGCCTTGACGCCAAGCCCCCGGTTGCCTCCCGTAGCATGTTCTCAGCCTGCCCGACTTTGCCGAACAGGTGGATCTCGTCAACCAGGATGAAGCTGGCCTTTTTGCCGCCTACCGTATTGGAGTCCGCCGCCACTACCTTGAGCGTTGCGCCCGTCCCCCGGTGCGTAATCGTCCTGACGTGTTCCTGAACATGCAGTAGGGCAGACAGGTCTTCGTCATGCTTGACCATATCGCGGGCGGGCGCAAAGGCGTTGTTTGCCACCTCGATAGTCGGGGCCAGAATGATCAGCTCCGCAGACTCCCGCCAATTCCTGATCAGCAGTGTCATCATCACCGCAGCGGCAATGGTTGACTTCGAATTTTTCTTACAGATCAAAAGCATAAACTCTTTGATCAACCGGCGGCCTGTCTCGCTGTCATAGCTACCAAAGATAGCCCCGGCAAAATCGAATACCCACGGGGCGCAAGCCTCCCCGATAGTTGGGCTGCCAGGGGCGTCAACAATCTTGAGTTGCTTGAACACCTCTAAGGCCGCCTCCGCCTCTTCCGGGAACAGCGGGGGGCACGGCATCAAGCTCTCCCCAGACTTGATGCGTTCTTCCCAATCTAAGCAAGCGGTCGTCCATTCCATTATTTAACAGCCTTAAGCGATGGTGGTGTTGGCGTTGCGAACTTGCTGGCAATCTCCTTGGCGCGCTCTGCCTGCTCCCCCTTCTTGCCTTTTGCCTGGGCACGGCCACGGATTGCCGCGTCCCACGCCTTGGCGGCGTCCAGTCTCAGCTTAGGGTCTTCCAGCTCCGCGTTCACCACGGCCTTCATATACTCAACAGGGTCGTCGTACTGCCCGATTGGGATCGTGGACTTGTCCGCTATGGACTCAGCGGCTTTTACCTCGGCAGGGTCAGGCTGATTCTTCACCTTTGGTTTCTCCGCTTTTTGCTTGGCCGGCTTTTGAAAACCCAGTCGATCAAGGTAACTCAAAACGTCATGATCTTTTTCCAGTCGGGAGCCTGACTGACGCGCTGTACTTTCTGAGTAGCCAGCGGCAATTGCGCTGTCCTTGATGTTGCTGCCCGATAGGCGGGCCTCAGCGTAGAGTCGCTTTTTTGCGGTTAGCATATTTCACCCCTGTTTACCTTTATATTGTTAACAGTACCATTTGTTAACAGGCCCGTAAACAGGGAAAAATTCTCTAAATGGGGTTGGGCGCGACTG